CCACTTTCATTATCCCCAACAACAATGACTACCACTGCTACCACCACCAGCACCACTACTACCACTACTACTACTATTCCTTCTACAAGTATTCTCCCTCCCATGGAACAAATGGAATTCGACGAAACTATTAGTAATTTAGATACTATATTAAACGCGTCTATAGGTGGGGATATTCGAAATCGAGCCGCGGGCGGTGTTGAATCGAATATTTCGACAGTATTCGATCCGCCAACTACAGTTGAATATTATAACGAACCGCCTTTATCGATGCCATCACCGCCACCGGCTTCGTTTTCACCTATTTCACCGCTGTCACCATCACTACCATCACCACCACCACCATTATTATCTCCCACAACAACTACATTTTCTGAAGGTGACGTTTCTATTTCTTCGTTTACAACAACAACAACAGCAGCAGCTGCAGCAACAACAGCACAAGATGAAAAAGAAAAAGAAGAAGACGAAAACTATAATATATCTATGAGTTCAAACACTGTCACGAATTTGGTCAAGCAAGTGTTATTAGAATTAATTGAAAAAAATCAAAATTCTTTAGGGAATGTTTTACATTTGACAACATTGGTAGATTTGCAAAAACTCAAACAATATTTAAACCAAGAAACCAATGTTTCCTCTTCGTTTCGCGTGACTTTCAATTTTGCCGATTGTAAATATTTATTAATGAAAAAATTGGAACGATTGGCGTCAAAATTTTTCAACGTTCGCTGTTTGCCCGATTCGTTGGAACGTTTGGTGAATGCGTTTGTGACAGACGATTCTATTATATATTTGGAAAATGAACAAATTCAATCGACAATTAGAACGATCATCAAGAACATTAGTCGAGGCGAAAATGCTAGAGTTCAAATGACCGAATTTGAGTACAACACAATTGTCAACAAAGACGTTAAACAATTAGTCAATCTTTACAATGAACGTGAACGTTTATTTGTAGATTTTGATCCTTCACCGTCGACGACTACGTCTCGTTTGGCCCGCAATAGTCAGGTTCGTTTCGATGTCGAAGGAGACACAGCATCGTCGCGCGCTGTCAGTGGTCGTACAAGAGCACCTTTATTTTCTCCCTACTCAAAAAATGGTGAAAAAAGAAGAAAAAGAGGAGATAGTAGATATTACTTTGAATCAACAGAAGAATCGTCGCCCACACGTAATATTGTGCGTAGTCGCAGTCCTATAACTCGACAACTTCGAACGCCGTCACCGCCTATCTCACCATCTTCGATACGTCGTCGCCAACGACAATCATTAACACCGCACCCTGAAACATATATTCCGTTTGGAACGGAAAGTGAAGAAGAAGAAGAAAAAGAAGAAGAAGAAGAAAAAGAACGCGAAGAGGAAATGCGGCAAGTAATGCTCGAACGTGAAAATCTAGAAAGGGAAGAAATGACAAAACGTCGTCGTGCAGCACAAAGCAACGAAGAGTTTATACGTTCCAAAGCGCAGGAATTTGCCCGCACGGGTGTTAACATGCAATTGGAGAGACTAATTAAAGTGACAAACGACATGAGAAGATTGTACGATTTTTGCATTTGTAAAAACCCTTTAAACACCGTGCCCAAGGGTAGCGATTATGCGAGCCTATTGAAGCGTCTCGATCAATACAATTTAGACGCAATACAAATGGACGTTAACTTTGCGGAACTCCTGTTTCCGTTGACATTGTACCACTCCTCCGATATGTCTCCCGCTCACACAATTGAATTAGAGTTCAAAATTATTAATTACATTTTTTTAGCGAGCAACTACTTTCAAAGATGCGCAGAAAACTTTTATAATATTAAACAAGATTTCAATATGTACGGACCGTTTCGACAACTGGACAGTATGGTTATGTTTGTGATAAAATTTAATTTTTTGTGTGATTTGCGCAATTTTGCCGCCACTCTCGAGGATGTCTCCTCCAACAAAGTGCCCAACATGAAAATTCACAATGTGCTCATGATGCGCGATAAAATGATCAGATTGTATTATAACCGATTGCAATTTGACACATTCACTAGGTCCGGCATTGCCATCGCAGACACGACGGAAAAACGCGACGCAAACAAAAAGTACATAGATCGACTAATTACGCTCATGAACGCCAACTTCAACGTTGTTTAATCTTTTTTCCTCCTAGTACATATAAATACGTTCGTGATGTAGTGAACGTTATATTGTTATTCAAATTATTGTATTCGTCGGTAATTATGGTGTACATTAATATTGATACGGGAAGTCGCGCTAAAGGCTACGCCTTCGATACGAGCGACGAGGATAAAAAAATATACACAAAATGTGATCGCGAAACGTTCCTTCAATACATTGACAATAAACAATTGTTGAAAAATAAGCATGTGAAAAATAAGAAAACGGGCGCCGATGAGGTGCATATAGATTTGTATGTGGGATTAATTGGTATTCTAACGGGTAAATCGCCCGATTTGGGTATTTTCACGAATCGCCATCACGTCGTCGACAAATACGGCCGCGAGAATGAGCAATTGTATACTTTTATTAAAAGTCTCACACTGGTCTCGATGCCTAACATTGTCAAAACAATGATGAAAATGCCCGTTTTGCAAAACGACGCAAAGTGTATGTTACGACTCATGTTTAATTATACGTTTGTAGAGTACTATTTGGATTACAAAAAATTACCCAAATCGACAAAAATTCTCAATATTCTTTTCAATACAAGCGATGAAGTGCAATTTTGCCGCGGTGCTAACAAATATACAATTATGGTCAACAATAAATATTCACTACATTTAGAGGAAAATGGCAATGCTCCTATTGTGTTGACCATAACCGATTTGGGATTACATATAAAAAATAACAATCGTTTGATTTTGCGCGTTTATTGTGAACTCATGGAGCGTCCCGCATCTTGTCCCCCGTGGATTGTTGAATATTTCAACGTTTGGAGGGAAAAGCTGATAAAACGCATTGATCACCTGCCGCCTAGCGATGAGCGCGTCGACATTCGACACAACATCGTTTTGTACGCGCTAAACGAACGCGGCGCACCCGTCATGCCCGAAGATAAAAATCGAATCGTTTGTCAAACTTATCCGTCGATGTCGCATTTAGATCGATCGAAAAAAGGTACATTGGCGGGCAAACAAATTGTGGTGCAAGAAAAATTGGACGGTTGCAATTTCAGAGTGATTGCATTGAACGACAACACAATTACGTACGGCTCGCGCAACACATATCGACCCAACGACGATTTTATGAAATTCAGTCGTATTCGAGCTCACTTGGAAGAATGCGCCGTTCGATTGAAATCGCTTATTGTGGCGACGAGCGATGAGTTTGTGGTTTATGGTGAATTAATGGGTTGGCGAGACAGAGCCAAGACCGCGCCTCTTAATGTCATTCACTATGTTGATCAGGAGGCGAGTTTAAAATTTTACGCTTACGATGTTCAATTGAAAAATGGCACTTTTGTGCCCTTCAAACAAGCTCAAATAATGTTGAAATCGTGTGGATTCGACACAGTGCCGTATATAGAAATTAAATATGATGATTTTGTCAATACACTCCAATTTAAATCAACACTATTCCCCAATAGCCCTTTGGAAGGTTATGTTATTAGGTGTGACAATCTTATGTACAAATTGAAGGAAAATTATAAAAATTTAAATTTATTAAAAATAACAACCAACACCAACGATACAATAGTGTCGAACATCATTAAACAATTTCTCGAAAAAAAAAACATCAAAACGACAACGACGACAGCGACGACAGCGGCAACGATGTTTACTAATAACAAAGACAGTGTGATAGCAATTGTGGAAAAATGTCGCGTATACTGCAACATTGTGTCGGCGCGTGATCAACGAATGTTGTATAATAAAATTTTTAATTTATTGCGTACAGATTTGTGTTTGACAAACGACGATTACAAAAATATTTATAAACAAATTAAATGGGAATAAATAAAAAAGTTAATTTTTTGTGTATGTATATTTTTTATTTTACTACATATTAAGATATGCATTATGAATACAGTTACTAATGTGACGATTACACCGCCACCATCAACGACCGCAGTGTTGGCGCACAACAATTTTGTTGATGTGGACACATTTGCCCGACAATTGATCACAGACAAATGTAGCGCGCTGATAGAAAGCGCCGATCTTTTGCCCGCCAACATATTGGAAATTGTGAAAAAAGCGCGCGACAAATATTTTGAGGAACCCTCGCAAAAAAATTATGAGTATATTAAAAAATTATTTTTGCGCACCAAATACATGGACGATTCCATTGATTACAAAGATTTTAATAGACGTATTTTGTTGATAGTGTTTAAGTTCGCGCTCAATAAAGGCACACATTTTTTTCCTTCGTACAAAGAAATTATCGAAGTGGCGGTGAAAAGATTAAATAAAATCAATCCCGATTTAAAAAGTTCACCCCGAGCAATGCTTCAACACTATAACGAGTGTTTAGAGAATCTCGACAATCCCGTTACGGATGAACACCATTTAATCACTTTTGGCAAAGAAGTGGCTACCAAAATTTTTATCGAAGCCTTTGAATATAGCTACACAACGAGCAACGCCATCGACATGGCTACGACGACGAAACAACACAAAAGTATATTTGATTCTTGCGATACAACAACTACCGCCGTTATTGCAGCTGACACTATTACATCTTCTTCTTCCCCCAATCTCTTGTATGCCGCTATAAACGAGCGTAAAAGGAAAAAAACAGTTCCAACAATTACATCGTTTCCTTCATCTCCTCATCGTTCGATTCAAGCTGCCAATGAAAAAAACCACTTTATAAATCCTTTATTTACATTTTAATAAAAAAAATCATTATAATAAAATTATTACAATAAAATCATTATAATATATATATATATATATATATATATATATATATATATATTATATGTAAAAAATTGTTTTATTCTTTTTTTTGTGCACCACCGCCGCTTCTTCTTCTATAACGCACATCCAAATTTTGCAATACTGTTGTTTTGTATTGTTCTTTTTGTAATTCATTTGCTTCTCGATTCATTAACAGTGTTATCATTAACACCAAAAATAACATTACCAAAACAAACAATATGAAACCGCACACGATTAGAATAAAATCTCTAATTAGCGATCTATTGCGTTCGACAAACGCGCCCAATTGATCGCCTTCGGTGGGCACTTGAGCTCGTTGTATCGCCTCAACGATGGCGTTGCCGGGTCGACCGCCCGTAGCGCGTGACAACGTTTCCGCAATCCTAGTCATTATTCTTAATGATATAAAGGTGTGCTAGTGTATGTGTATATTTATAAAAAATAATTGTAACGCATCGGCAAAATGGTTACACCGCTGCTCATGTTTGATTCGGCGCAAAATCGCTGGATTGTTTGATTGAGTTTAGGCGATGCACTAAAATCGCTATGATCGAACGTGCCAACAACAGGGTTGGTGTCGGGCATGTTGATAGGCGCCACACCGTTTAATGTGATGGCCAAGCTGTCGTTTTTGCAAAACAAACGAATTTTCTTGTAGGTTTTGTCAAAATTGTTTAATTTCACCAGCACAACGGGCACAATTTGATAGGGGAAAATTAATTTTTGAAACGTTCTCACAAAATCGACAATTGTCTGAGAATAATCGGCAATGCCGAGCAATTGTTGAGCGCGTTTAATGTACATTAAACTGGGTCTGTTGATGAGCGCACACGCCGACGGTATATCGCCTTTCATCAAACGACGTGTGCGCTCCCAATTTAGTTTGTTGTAAAGATTGTCAATCTCGTCGGGTCGCAGATTTATAACGTAACGCGCCGGCTGTTTTCTATATTGAAAAATGCAAAATATACGTTTCAAAGATAAAATCTTCACCATCATGGAAGTTTCCAAATTGAAACACAACAAAAAATCATTGGCCTCAAGCAGCTCTTTAAAGTGCGACAACGCCACCTCGCACGCGATAGGTCTCAATTTGGCAATGACAGCGGCCGGCGAAAAAGATGGCGAAGGAGAAGGTGATATTGTTTTGCCGCCGACGTTTTGATTTTTTCTGCGATTGTAAAAAATTTTACAAATATTGTCCATCTCCATGGAGGGGTAAGCGAATTCGATGGGGCATCGCGGCAACTCGTGGTGTACTATCATTGTATTGCAATAGAACAAGTTGTTGGTGAGTAGTATGCTAAAAACGCGAGTTTCGCCCGCGCCAATTTCAGTAATCGGCACCAACGGATTCCAGTAGACAATAGTGGCGGATGCCGTTTTTCGCGGCGCTCTGCTATCCAAATTGACGTCGTGTTCGTGTCGGTACACAAGGATGGACTTGAATTGTGTGGAAAACATTTTTTTGTCCACGTACAGCCTGTCATCGTCGGTGGGGACGTACACAATTAAATTCTCCATAGGCTTGTTGCCCACATCGGTTTGCGGCTCTACCAAATTGTAGGGGAACGCAAAAAATTTATCGCTAATGTAAACTTTCAGCGAAAACGGACACGTCATAATGGAAAAAGAATCTTATTTCAATTTGTGCACAACCACTGTGCTCAACAAAGGCTCGGGAATGTAATTGTATTGATAGAAAGTTTGACGTTTCACTTGTATTCTATTCACAAGAACACACGCACAATAATACAACAAATAGATAAAAAGTATTATCAAAAATATACTCATAAAAAAATACATGACGAATAGCAGTGACACTTATTGCACAATACTCGGTTAATATGACATTATCTTTTTATCGTAAATGCGTCACCACTTCAGCTAAATTATTATTGCATAATAATTGATGATTCATTTTTTATTGTGCGTTACAAGTTTATTTCTACATGTAAAACATGATTATATGTTGAGTTTAATAAATTAATAAAAAGTGTTTGTCAGATATATTCTTTTGCTTTTTAAACAAAACAATTGGTAATATACAAAAAAAAGATTGATTTGACCGTTCGAAACAAACTATCAACTACAATGTCTTGGATTATTATTTAACATTATAATTTAAAATATCTACACGTTCATTGACATGTATTTTTTAACTCTAAAAATTAACTCAAAAAATCCATTTCAACGATCGCGATCAATTGGACCAGTTTAATTTTTCAAACATAAAATATCTACACGTTGATTAACATGTATTTTTCAACTCTAAAAATTGACTTAAAAAATCTATGTCAACGATCATGATTGATTTGATTGTTTAAAAATTTAATAATTTTAATACGATCGTGCGTTACACGTAAAAATAAACATGTAACGCACGATAGAAAAAAATGATGTCATCTCATAATAATATTATGATGCGATGACATGTCAACATGATAAATATTAATATAATTTCTCATTTTTACAATGATATCATCACACATTTATTAGTTTAATTGTGATTTACAAGTTTATTTTTACATGTAAATCACAATCAATACTAAACATCTACGATGACCCTTCCTTTTGCCCGTCAAGTGGCTTTAGCTAAAACCAGATTTGATAATAATTATCATTATATAAAGTTATTGTGATGTTTTAATAATGTACAGTTTATGTAACCGTCCGCACAAAGATAAACGTGGTGTGCTCGTGTTAACATGGACCGGTATTCGATGCACAATTTTTACAACAACCACCGAAACCCCCTGCACCCGACCACAGTGCACGACGGAAACATTGATCACGATACATACGAAGACGTGATGTTTTTAAGAAAATTAATGTGTCGTGAATCGAGCGCTAGCACCAGTCAAACAGATTACGGCAGCAGCAGCAGCAGCAGCAACAGCAACATTCATATAAAATCTTTTAAATTATTCGATTGTAATAAAGAGAATATAGTTCCTAAAAAATAAAAAATCTCAATAGTAACTATTAAAAGTATAAAAATCTCAACAATAGCTATTTTAAGTTTAAAATAAAAAAAATCTCAGCAATAACTATTTTAAGTAATTTAATGTGTTATGCATGTTAAAAGAATAAAATTAACATTACAATGGGTTTTTGTATTTTTACTTTTAATGTTATCCGTTGTGATTTTGTATTTTTATTATTATCATAATTACAAAGTTCCCGATTACGGTGAAATTGTAGACGATCCCGACGACACGTTTGAGTGTTTGCCTGGCGTTTTTCAAAATTTTCCACACGAAAAATGTCACAAATTTTACATGTGTGTCGGAGGCTTGAAATTCATCAGAGAATGTACTGCGGGCACTATGTTTGACGGTGTTCAATTGTGTAGGCCTATTACATCAAAAGATACATGTAAAAATTAAAACACTTTAAATACACACATGTAAACAATCGCAATTGATAATGAAAGTTTATACATGTTCATAAACATGTATATATTAAATGTTTTAAAAATTTTAGCGATGGTTTTAATCATGATCATGTACACGTATATTGTACTTTCAAAATGTACATATAATGTGATTAAATTTTTTTTTTTTTTGTTAACAATTGTCTACATGTTTGTAAAGATATATCTATACATATTTATAGATATATTTATGCGGTTTTTACAAAAGATTACATTCTGTATTTATATAGAAATATCGTCTATTTTGTCATTTAGTTACACTTTACACAATGACACCTTTACATGTGGAAAAAACAAAAGAGAAGGACGTTTTAACTCTGGTGTTTGTTTGGAGTCATTCAAACGCTTTGCCCTATAACACAGATAAATATCCCTTTTTGCATAATATACAATATCATGGAGCGCATTGCGGTTACAAATGTATTGTTTTGTACGATGTGACAACGGAATTATTAGAACCATCGTCGTTTATGGCAATCGATAATGTTCAATGGGTGCCGTTTAAATGTGTTTATCCTGAACAATATAGACACTACACTCGCAATATGTTGAAGAGAGCGTGTAAAATTGATTATATGAAAATGTGTGTTGTTTTGATGCCTCAATTGTTGAACGCTTGCACCGACACATTGCTGCTAATGGACATGGATTGTGTGGTGAAAAAAGTGAATTGGCAACGATTCGCGTCCTCGCAATATTGTTTGGAGCCATTTTTCGACGCGACAGTTAATTGTCTCATTAAATCATTGTACAACATACAAAACGAATATTTTTCGTTCGATAGTTATTTGGAGAATTACGCCGTTCTTGTGCACACAAATTTAATAATGACGGATCAACGATGCAAAACGCTGTTCGACAAATATCGCCACCGATTGACACAGGCCACTTTTCGAGGCGTGACCAATTGTGATGTGTACAAATTTTATATAAATTTTATTGTCGAATTGTACAGTGTGTGTTACAACTATCAAATGCCCCAAAAATATGTGGATTTGGAACTACAACTGACACCTTCGGTAGAGGTGTCTTTCAAACGTGGCAACAGTTGGTCGGAAATTAATCGTTCCACCGTTAAAATGTATGATTATGTGTATGATTACAGACAAAAGCCTCAGTTCAGAGAGGAGAGTTTATGTTCTGAATTGTATAGATTAATTTTGTCCGGTAAAGTGTCACAAATTCACGATATGTTGAGACGTTTAAAAAAACTCAATTATAATTTTGCCAATCGTTTCGAATGGTCAAACACTCTACAGTGTTATGTGAACGTGTATGGGGTTATTTGCGACAGATTGAATAATGGTGATGATAAATTCGACATCACACCACACCCCTATTTGCCTCCTTTGTATAAATTTGATAAATAAAAATAAAATAAAATTTAAAATATTTTATTTTAATTTATATACATATTTAATAAACAGGTATTTTTTTTTTAATAACTACTTAAAAACATGTAAACGATTGTTACGATTAAATGAATTAAAAAAAAACATGTATTATTAAAAAAAAAATATTATATTGTAAAATTAGCGAGTGGTTCGATATCTAAGCTATAATTTTGTAAAATATCATACATTTTTTTTATTTTAACACTGCACGCCGCTTTTTTGATGTCACAAAAAAGTTTTTCTTGAATTGGTGGCAAATTGTATTTTATGTAACGATTGGTGATGGAGCCGACAAATATTAATATCAAAAAATCCAACGCCGCCACTCTATAATGAGAGCCGTAGGCCATGAAATCGCCCACTAAACGTAAATTGAGTCTTTCCTTTGTCAAGTGTTGGCACGCCAAGTAATAAGCATTAATTTTGTCGTTGATTGTGCGTTGTAAAGGAAGATTTTTATCGAATCTATTCACCAACAAAACGTTGCCTATGCGCGGTGAAATTTTGTCTTTTTGCACAAACCTCTCTTGCTGTGTCAAAATTTGATTACATTTAATTAAATTGATTACACTGATAGATTCGTTGGAGGCTAACGAGTCAGTGTACAAACAATAAGGAAGCGCGTTCAATTCCACAAAGGAAGCGCACATTTTGTTTTGTTGAGACTCGGATGCGGTGCGATCGAACAGCTCGTATTTATCGGCAACGGTGGTTGGGTTGTGCAGATAACAAATCTCCAAGTCGGTGGGGCGAGAGTCAAAATTGTAATCGTTCGAATCAGACACCATTACAGTGATTAAATTTGGTTTCATATTACTATTATTGTCAATATTAATATAACCAATATTATTATCACTACCAACATTACTACCACTACCACTATTGCCGTCGCTGCCAATTTTTGATTTTTTAATAACACTATTATAATTATGATGATGATGTGTCGCGATTGTCACTCTGTGAAAGTATTGAGGATTGTTGTTTAACAGCATTTGCGTCACATACAATATGTGATTGAGAAAACTTCTCATAATGTATGTACATTTATTCTCGAACACACACCGCCAATGGTGGTTGTTGCGCGTCGCCACGAATCCCGTGTAACACAAAATACACGCCAATTGAGCGTGGGTAAATGTGTTCACACTCACACTGTCTATCGCCGACATTACACTCTCGTCGGTGAGCAGTGTACGCAACGAATTTGCGTTTATTTTCACAGAATATTGTCGAGCGAGATCCGTTATAAATTTGAGTATATCATCAGCGGTTTCGTTTGCACACTCGATCATTTTATTCAATCGTAATTTGTTTTCAATCAATTTGACAATATAAAATAAATCGCTTTTAAGCGTTTCATAAAAATCATCACCACTACTACTACTATTACTACTACTACTACTACTACTACTACTACTACTACTATTAGTAGTAGAAGTAATAAAACCGCTAAACCTTTCTTTCTTGTAAGTCAATAATAATTTCAATAAAATATGCAATTCGCCGTTAAATTGATTCGATGTGATAAAAAACTTTTTTGATTGAAATTGTTCAATGTTTGTTGTTGACACGATAAATGCCAATTCGTTGATGACAATCTGTTGAAGAGCATTGTAATCGGCCATTTCGCTTTTTTCACATCTTATACACTCTCATGTACAAATTCGCCAAATGTTGGGGAATGCACACGGGAATGGCGCGCGCTAACGCCGTTTGTTCAAACACCATTCTCCGATAGCCTGACGAGCATTCGCACGAGTGAGGCGTAAACTGGACCGTGTTCAGTTGCAGCGTAAGATCGCCGCTGTCGCACAAATACGGTCTCGGCGCGCCTTCGTCGTCCACCAGATCGCGGTGGGTGCTGATGCACGCTTGCGCCACAACAAAATCGCCGCCGGCGGCGAATACGCGCACCAAGCCTAATTCTGGATCGCATTCTATATTGTCGTTGGGGCCGGTGGAATAGAAAGAGGAAAAATTTGTGCAAAACCCTTCGTGACACCCAAGAGAAGCACCACCCGCGGCACTCGCTACAATACAATTGTCGCGACACTGTTGATCGGTCACACACGGCAACCTATTCAACGCACAATCTACGCCGCGGTTATGCTGAAAAGTGAAATTAAAAAGTCGTTTATTATCATCACTATCATTATCGGCTATTGATGTGTCGTTTTCTATTACCAATCTGTGTGCAATATTAAATGCATACACGTATATAATGAGCAGTAATAACATTAGGAAAGCAATCTGCTGCCACATGTCGCGTATCTTAATGATAATATATTAATATTATGATGATAGTGATAAAAAAATGGAACGTATGCTCAGGCGAAAAAGAGAAAAAAGAGTTGACGGCGACGCGCGCTATTTAATAATAAACGACAAGATATACGTACACACATTGTTCGCAAATGATACATTGTTGAGACCACCACAACGTATACACACACACACACACACACAATGCGTCTTACGGTAAATGTATTGTGCATTTCCAATCCGCACCGTTTTTCCGAGGAGTATATTTATGAAATGTATTTAAAGAATTATAATGTTGTCGAGGGTATAATGTGTGTGAACGGGGATTGTTTAATTGTGGCAATATTGAGCGACGGTCAGCTGGCCGATTTGGCAAATATTGTCGACATAACACTACTCACCACGGCCGATTGCACCGAAGACAACATTGAATTTTTGTGCGACAAAATCTACTCTATTCTCTTCAATTACAATAAATATTATAATCAATAATAAAACGTTTTATATTTTCTCCTTTTTCTAAGTAAAAATATGTATACTTTAATTGTTGTTATTGTAATCGTGATAATGGTGGTGTTAATCGCCATCACCATAAATTATGTGAATTTAATGCGTCGTCAAAATCGCCTAGAATCACCGCCTCCTCATTTGGTTCGATTCGATAACAGCACAACGCCACTCATAGAACCGCCCGCCGAAATAGTGATCGAGGGCAACGAACGCGAATGCCATAAAACATTGACGCCGTGCACTACGCACGCCGACTGCGATGTGTGTCGCGAGGGATTGGCCAATTGTCAGTACTTTGACGAGGACACCGTTATTGCCACATTGAACAACAACGACAACAACGATGACGATAACAAAACGATCACTATTCGAGCGGGCGAATCTTATTGTTTGGCGTTGAGCAGAGAACGGGCGAGATCGTGCAATCCCAACACGGGCGTTTGGCTGTTGGCCGAAACGGTACAGGGCAATTTTGCTTTACTCTGCAACTGTTTGCGGCCGGGTCTCGTCACTCAACTCACCATGTACGACGATTGTACAACTGCGGTGGGTTGTGCGCCCCATGGCAACATTGCCAATGTTAACGAATCGCCGTTGCGGTGTGTGTGCGACGAGGGCTACGAAAGCGATTACAACGCGAGCACCGAAACGCCGTTTTGTAGAGCGCGCACCGTGCGCGATGTTATGTACAACGAGGCGTTTTTTCCGGTAGCGCCGTGCGCCGACGGCCAAGTGCGTCTCGATCATCCCGCTCTCAACCCCGTGTACCGTCAACACTTTCGCTTGAACAACATATGCGTAGTGGATCCGTGCTCTGTGGACCCGGTGAGCGGACGACGTACCGCCGGTCGTCTTTTTCACTTGGAGATCGCCGAAGGGGTTGAGGTAAACGGTTGCAATTGTCCCGCTTCCGACGGTTTAGTGGCCGTGCACAATAGGCACACTGCCGACACGGGTATGGTGCGTCAAAGCGCCGTGCGCGCGCCCAACGCCTGTTTACAACCCTTTAACGTGCACGTGTCCGCATTGCGTCACGCGGATTATAAATTTTTTTGGGGTCGCACTGACCAAGCCACCGCGGCGGACGCGGATCTTGTTTTTCAAGTGCATCGCACCCAAGTCAGCGACGAACGGTATTTGGCCATGCTTTATCCCATACTCACTTCGCATCCTGACACGGTGCAAATTAATTTCGCCGGCATGGGCGTAATGAAATTTAGCATAGCATTCGACACCACACTCAAACCCGACGGGTTGTCGCCCTCATTTTTTGTGCTTTTCAAAAACAAAGAGAGAAACACAAACGAGCCGGCGTGCTTTTTCCCCGGCACGGGACGGTGCATCGTGGCCAATTCCGAATCGTGCATACGACGCCACGGCAATCCCCAAGTTTGGACCGCCGAAACGTTCACGGGTTCGTGGTGTGTTTTGAGTCGAGACAGTGGCGCAATACGCATCTGGAGTCCAGCGTCGCGCTATCCGTTCGGCGAAGCACCTGTATCGTTGAGAGTACGCGAATTTTTTCTCACTAACAATCGCCAACAAAATACAGTAAGACCGATCTCCGTCAGCGCAACAGTCACTGGTGGACAAGTGAATGCCCTCACTCAAACACTCGATACATATCCTAATTATTCTATTTAAAAAGAAAAAAAATGAGCGATATAATAATTGAAGAAGCCTGCAATCTTGCCCAACAATTTGTTCAATTGGGCTTTTTTTTTAGGGCCAAAGTGTGCATAGAAATCGCTTTAAAAAATTTATATTCGCTATCAAACAACAACAACAACAACAACAACAACAACAACAACAATATTGTAAAGGAAAAAATTGAAAAGTGTTTATATCAAAAAAAATACATTGAAAATAAATTGAAAGACCGCAAATTAATAAAAATATGTTTATTACATTATCATGTTTAACTAATTTTTACAATATTTATTACACAACATTAAACATTTTATCGCATTCTACAAAATCATCATCATTATCATTAGACAACGGCGGCTGCGGCGGCGGCGGCGGCGGCATCAAATGTATTCTATTGTCAATATGTTTTGCGCTGTTAGTATATCCAAAAAATGGTGTTCCGTATGGAGGCGGCGGTGGTTCTAAAACGTTGGAAAGTGCATTTTCACCCATACTTGTTTTTAGAATTAAAAAAAATAAAATAACAAGTGTAGATGTTTTCATCGTGTATATGTCTACACTGTTTCGCTGCTGTATATCAAATGGACAGGCGTGCAAAATTTGTAGCAGCACATTCTCATATTTTTCCTTGACGATCGAGCGTTACAAAATTGTTTTTATTTGTAAACCACAATCAAAATGATGATATCATAGTAAATGATGAGTCGTAAAAAAATTACAATTTGTCATACTCACCATTTAAATGGTGATATCATTTATTTTAGATGACATCATCTAAAATATTATATTGTGCAATTTAAATGACAAAGTGCAAACACAATATTTTTTTAATGTGTGCATAAAAAATACATTTTAACCAACATGTACACATTTTGTTGGAAAACTTTCAAACAGCAAAATTAATCATAATTATTGACGTGCACACAATTTTTTACTTAAATTTTTTCGAACCATCAAATTGATCATGATCGCTGACATGAATTTTTAACATTAAAAATCAATTTAAATTGTCATGATCACTGACTGAGTTGATATTTACAAATTTCAAGTTTAAAAAATTGATTCAAAAATAGCGATTAATTTTTATTATGTTTTACAAGTTTGTTTGTAATTGTAAATCACGATCGACAAATATCGTGCATTACAAGTTTATATGTACTTGTAAATCACAATTGCGGTGAACGATGTGATTCTTGCAATATAATGTGCAAAGAGTGTAGTGTAAGTTGATTTTTTATCAGCGTCAAACGCACACGTTAGCATAAGCGTAAAAAATAATTTTTGTGCAAATATATATATTGAAAAAAAAAATGAAATTATTTGCTCATTGCAAAAAGTACATTAAAATAGTAAATGACACTAATCGTCGTGTTAAAAATGACACCACCATTACCGCCGATACTAAAAAACGATGTAAAATACCGTTTGAATTGATGTCGTACATTAATGTAACTCTGATGACTTATTGTACACTGATCGTGGCCTATTTAGTGACGCTCAATCACACTGTTCATTTAAACTATTTAAATTGTTGGTTTACATTGGCCATTATCGGCAATATTGTGTTCAACGCGCCCACACTGTTTTGGCGCAGAGCCGACGAAGACGACGAGGTGATATATGAAATGAAACTGTTGTTTTCTCTCTATTTGGGCAATCTCCTGTTGTACAATATGACCGCCAACAACGACACGCCGGTCCTCGACGAGTGCTACATTTTTGCCAACAACATTGTGTATGTGTTTGTTTTGATGATAACATTTGTTGAGTTTACAATACTTTTAGGTTGCGTAGTAGGCATATATACCGATTATCGTTATACAAAATCGTGTTTTTTGCTAACAGCATTTATATGTTCGATGATAATTGTGGCTACGGTGAATTTAGAAAGATTAAAAAGTGAAGCGCTTGTAAATATTACATTTATGTTGGTGCACTTGTTTATGTCACACGTTATTGTCGCCATTGTGTGGTCTTTATACAATAACCAAAAACGGCTATTTCATATTATTATTAATAACAACAACAATCACATTATGTATCAAAAAACTGATAGTGTTAATAAAAATGATAATTACGATCCGCCACCGTCTTTTTCTTCGGTGGTGGAAATGAAAAATATGTCAAAAGTATAATAAAAATTATTTATTTGTGTATAACTGTCAATAAATAAAATTTTTAAAAATAATAATGTGTTTAATTAATTAATATCCTCCTCGACTACATCGACGCCAGAGAAAGCACGCGACAAATATGAATACAAACAATAATATGTAACTGATTATATTGCCGAACATGTACGAAGTTAATTTGGAGGTGAGTTCGCCTTCGGCCATTGAGGTAATATCGCTGAGGCTGGTGCCGACGCCGCCGAATTTAGTGTTCTCCATAGTGGTGATGAGATTACTTTTTTGTTGGGCAATAAACGACCATCCGGTGGCGTCTTTCCAGCTGTCGTGGTATGTGGTATTGCCTATGGTGGGTATCCAAAAATCCACATCGTCGTCGATGGCTAGCTCTTTGTAATTGCTAAAATCGATGCATTGCGCCGCGTCCACGTTGGCCACCCAACGACCCTCTTTATAAATACTATTGTTGTAACAATTACTCGTGACAAGAGGCGGCTTGGTGCAGGGCATCAATAAAAATGTGTCCTCCGACAAAAAGGTGGAAGAGACGGAATCGTTCATCAAATTACCGATGAGTCGTTCGTCCACTTTGGCCACGGACACAATAATGTTGTGTACCATATTATTCAGTTTATTGATGTGGGCGTGCATCAGTTCAATATTCATGCGCAACACATCGTTCTCGTACATCAACTCCTCTTGAATGTGCATCAGATCGCCTTTGGTCGCCGTTGAGCCCTCGTCGTATTTAGGCTTAACGGTGGCCCGCCATTTGGGCGGTCGAGTGTGTAGTGTTGTTTTGTGGCCGTCGTCGCTTTTGCGTTTGATGCATCTGTTGAATTTGCAAAACCACTCGTCTTTGGCTAGGTCAAAAATGTCGTTGTCGATGAGACAATGTTCGCGTATCACCGTTTCCGGATCGTTTCTGTTGTCTTTGATGAGAAGACAAGCGACGCTCTCGTCGCGAACCGTAAACTTAGGCTTCTCTTTTAGTATCATACTAACGCCGTCTCGATGCAACACTGTATCGTAGGTAACGTTCAACGGTGCACCTTTCTCGTCGAGCGTGTAAATGCGACACGTGTCGGTGTCGTCGTCGCACACCAATTTCGTGTACATTTTGGCGGTGGAGAAACCGCATCGCCACGATCTATTGCACGTGTGGTGGGCAAAGTGATTGTTGTTTTGCCGTTTCACCAGCTCTTTGCTTTTCACCCACACACCGCGGCCGTCAGTGTCGCGAAAACACTCGTCGCTGTCGCTGCCCCACCGGTCAACCAAATCAACGCCCACTTCACACTGTTGTCGATACAACCATGTTTGAAGATCTTCTTTGCTCACGTCGAGGGTTTTGGTGGTTTCTTCGGTGCGCGTATTGGGATCGAGAGAGCCGCCGTTGTACGAATACGCTTGATAGTAGCCTTTGTAGCCGATTATAACGTTTTCCTCGTACGAAGTTTCTGCTATTGTGATGATTACATTTTTTTGCAAAGTCTCCTTGGGCGGCGCGATGTTGAGATTTTTAATTTTGTACGGTCCCGTTTTCATTTGAGCGTTGCAATGTTCGGCGGCCGAAACGATCGTCGACCACAACGTCGTTATAACTATCAAATAATAATAATAAATCATTGTACGTGCGTTTACGAGAATAAAACAACTTGTGCGGCGCAATGGCGGCAACGGCGGCGACGGCGGCCCAATAACAACAACGACAACAATACTCGCGCGTGTGTCGTTTCGCGTATATGCGCGACTATATTTTTACACTTATATATAAGACTCGTACAGAACACATTATGTCAATGGCCACCACTACGTTGTCGCAATTCGTGTATCCGCCTAACAATAACAATTTGGAAGTAGTTATTATCACGAACACGCCCAACGATTGCGATGGTTATTTAGAATTGAACGCCGCCACCAAACTATTGGTTCCCTTTTCCGGCAATGCGCTCGCTACTACGGTGTGGTCCAACGCGGCGCCCTCTCACAAGTTGACCAAAAACAACAAAAACTATCTACACGTTTTCGCTCTTTTCAAATATTTGGCCTCGTACAATTTGAACAATGCACGTCTCTCTCATGTGGCCGAATATTACATTTTAAAAACTATAATTGGCGATTTGTTGGCAGGAGTTCAAAGCAAATCCTTCGGGGGCAACGGCGGCGGCAGCGGTGGCGGTGTTTTCAGCGGCGGAAACGACCATACCACTTTTATCACCACCGCCAATAATAACTTAGATAATGTTAAAAATCAACTAGAGGCACTGCAAAAAAACGTTAGTTCGCTCGAGAGAAAAATTGTCGACGCACAACAATCGTGTTCTGCAGTGCTCACTGAAAACCTACACAATTTGCACACGCAATGTATAAATAAAATGACTTTTAACACCGAAACAATTTTAGAAAACGTTAAATCTATTAAAGATTTAGTATGTTTAGCCAAGTAACATAATAATAATAATAATAATAATAATAATAATAATAATAATAATAATTAATTAATATTGTTATTGATTAATGTGTAAATAATATATATATATATATATTAAGGGAACTATAATACATGATTGTAACAATGAATTTTTGGGCAATCGCTTGTGTATGTATCGTGGGCTACATGGTGTATTCGGGTCATTTACACAGCGAGTTGCAACAAATCAAATCTATTCTCGTAATTGTCTACGAGAATATGGAACGTGGCACAACACGTATAATAGATGAAATTGACTCGTTAAAAACGGACACATTTATAATGTTGACTAACTTGCAAAATAACACGATTCGTACATGGGACGCCGTGGTGAAAAACGGCAAAAAAATAACCAATTTAGATGATAAAATCAACATGCTGTTAATAAAAAATGGAATGATTATGCAACAACAACAACAACAACAGCACCACCACCAGTAGCAACAGCAGTAGCACCAGCAACAGTAATACAATGCAGCGTTTTAAGAAATATACACCACACATTTGTTAAGTAATTAATATAAAATTCACATTAAATCTACAATATCATAATTAATCATGTCTCCCCCTCATGTGGTAACGTTTGACGATACGTCGGTCATGTGGATCGACGCCGATTACATTTATCAAAATCTCAAAATACCCTTGACCGCTTTTCAACAACTTTTATTTTCTATACCATCTAAACATAGAAAAGTGTGCAACGATGGTAGAGGTGGCGGCGGTGGCGGCGGCTCTTGTCATGCGACAGTTAAATATTTAGTAGATATTTACGGAGCGGCCGTGTTGGTGTTAAGATCGTCGTGCTCGTTCGCCGACGATCTTCTCACCACATTTGTGGCCAACAATTATTTGTCCTATTGTTGTCGCCGGCGGCGTTCTAAATCACGCTCGCGCTCGCGCTCACGCTCACGTTCCCGCTCCCCCTATTGCCACAAACGCCGATCGCCACGCTGTAGAAGTAGATCACGTAGAAGTAGATCACGTTCCCGTTCCCGCTCTCGGTCACGTTCCCGTTCTCGTTCAAATTCACGCCGAAGAAATTTCCGCCGACAAGTGTTGGACGCGCTAAACAAGGTAACGAGCCAAACGGACGTTTTGGTAAATGGAGTCAATCAGTTGACGCTCAACGAGTCCAGTCATTATATGGAAATTTCCACAACTCTAAACGCGATACGCGCCCAAAACATTCAAATTCTCAATTCTCTCGATGCGTTCCGCGACGGCGTTTTGAATCGTTTGAACACGCTCGTCGCGGAAATTGAGGCGATCTTGCCCGATTTCGGTCAACAACTGAAAGATTTGGCCGATCGGTTGATAGACGCAATCGCCGCTGTACAACAAACGCTCAGAAGCGATTTGACCAACATAAGTTCTGTACTCGGCAATTTAACGTCAAGCATTACCAACATCAATGTGACCCTTAACAACATTTTGAGCGCTGTTGAAAATTTAATCGGTGGCGTTAATGGTAACGGTGGATTGAGCGAAGACCAAGCGCAAAAATTAAACAATATTAACAATTCGGTCAACGAAATTAAAAGTATATTGACTAATGTGCAAAAATAAGAAACCAAATTATACATACATTCATACATATATCCACAATAAACACAAACAACAATATGGAAGTTTCTTCGACAAGTGATTTTGCTACTACATCATCATTATCATTACCACCATTAACATCACTATCATTGCCAATGGAGGAAGAGGAAACGTCATTGGTATTGCCGCAACAAAAAGAAAAGGAAGAAGAAAAAGGGAAAGAGGGTAAAATCATCGAGTATAACCAATTGAAAAATTGGTTTGCCTATTTAACAGAAAACCCGATATTATCGACTGTAAAAGCGAAGAAAGAAACATTAAATAAAATTAGCATTAAACCCGTAATAGTTTTAAAAACTCCTCGTTTGTTGAATAACATTTTTATCATGATGTTTGTCCACTCGGAGATGACAACATACAAAATAAACCATATTCCTCTTAAAAATTCCTTTGAAATAAAATTCACTTTTAAAATACCATTTCAATATTTTTTTGACAATCCAATCGATAAAAATATTAATTTGTCTAATGATATGTTTAAAATTCAAATCAATAATACATTAGTTAATATAATAGATAGTGTTAGTTATAATTATAAAATTGAAGGGCTTTCGGTAAAGGTGACCAAACTGCAAAACGTATCATTTACCAACGTGTTATTTACCAAAATTATTTTGTATTATAATGCATACTACAACATAAGCTTTCCCGTTTGGGAAGTGCCGGATTATTTGAAAAAAATTGCAGATACACTGGAGATTAGCGCGAGACCAACAAAACGTGTTTAGTCGTGTTTCCATCGCCCATTAAAGTAGTCATTATGTTTTCCGCGTTGAGCGACACGCAAAAGTGTTTATTTAACGAATTTAAATTTGACAATTATATTAAAAATATCGCATGGAGCCCAGAGCAAAAACGCGAATGGACGACCGGCGGCGATGGTGTTATCAAAACACCCGCTTTGACACGTGCCAAAATCGTGGAAATCGAGCGAGCCACGCGCGGTCAAAACGCCAACCATTTGTGGAGTCTGTTGCGTTTGGATCGTAAAACGGCCTCTTTAAGCGGCAACAACACCACCAACATTGACATTCATTGTACACCGGCTCTTGTGTTTGGCAACAAACAAGAGAGCGAGGTTAAAACCACTAACACTATTGTGTTCGATCGAATGCGAGAACATCTCAATAGGGAGAATATGCCTCGCGCGAGTGTAATCAACACGGTGTTGGATTGCGGCATGTTTTTTTCGCATCTCGGTCTACATTCCGCTTCGCCCGACGCTTTTTTTGAATTGAGCGACGGCACTTGGATTCCGGTGGAGATCAAGTGTCCCTACACGTATCGCGACACCACCGTCGACCAAATGCGTGCGAGTTTGGGCAAGAAAAAAATGCGCTATCGCATCAAACACACGGCGCTTTCGGTCAATAGATTCGGCGCGCCCGAGTATCGCGTGGAGAAAACCGATCCACACTATCGTCAAATGCAACGGCAAATGTATGTGATGAACGCGCCCATGTGTTTCTATTTGGTGAAATTCAAAAACAGCCTCGTCGTGAACAGTGTGCGGCGAGACGAGCAGTTTTACGCCAAAGAATTGGCCAACGAATCGCACACGTACGCTATGGCGGCGCAAGAAAACTCATTTAAAGCCGCATACCGGCGCCTCGATAAACGTGTGCAATCGTTTCGAACGCATTCACACAATCATGCGTACACCGCGAGCGAAGTGGAGAGATTAGTTAAACGTGGTATATACTTGAGTTATGGCTATTTAAAATGTGCATTCTGCGATACGTTCACCATGAGCAGTAGAGAATTGATAGACAGTGTATTGTTAGAGTGTCACGTTAATTGCGACAAAGACATTGTCGATTTTGTCAACGGAGATTATTTTGATTATGACAAACGATTACAAAGTTTACTCAATACATTAAAGTGTCATTGTAAAAAAGAAACGGCCGAAACTTTGGCCTATCACGGATGGTATTGTGATAATAATGATAGCGGTGGTAATGATGGTAGTGTTGTTATTAAAACATTTTGTTGTGGATCATTTTATTATATTAATACTATTACTACCACTACCACCACCACCACCACCACTATTCCTACTATTAGTATAATTAATAGCGATAATATAATGTTACCTAAACATATAGAAAAATGTAAATATTATTTAAAATTAACAAAATAAAAAGTAACATGATTAATTTGGTATAATATTTATTTTATCATCCTCTTTAACAATAATGTTGTTTTTTCGTTTTGGAGAAGCCAAAGTATCATCGTTATTGTCGCCGTCGTTGTTGCTGTCATTATTTTTATTACTATTATTGTTGTCGGGGTTTTTGCGTTTTTGCGAAGATTCTTCATGGTATCCACCAGTAGAGCCAAATCCTCTATCGTCTCTCACAATCGCCGCTGGCGCCGTAACAGTGGGCATGTCGATTTTTATGAAACACAATTGAGCCAATCTGTCGCCGCGCTTAAACACAAAAGACTCTTTAAAGTTGTAATTGATGAGCATAAGAACAATTTCGCCAGTGTAGTCGGGATCGATGACACCACCCAAAACGGACACTTTATGATCTCGCACCAAACTCGAGCGAGGCAAAAGCTGCGCATAACGTCCCGGCTGCATTTCAACGGCAATTTTTAGGGGAATGGCTATAATCGAGCCGGGTTCTATGATTCCGTCGACCGGAGTGTACAGATCGTATGCGGCTGCGCCTTGACTTTGCGCTGCGGGCGCAAACCCTTCGTCCGAGAGCACTTTAAATGTGTGTAGTGGTGTTGTTGCCGCCATCTCATCGAGTTGTCAATTGCTCAACAAATAATATATTATCAAATATTTATACTGTAATATCGTGTCAAAGTGTGTGTGTGCGCGCGCGCGTACATGTGTATGTATATATTATGCGTGTTATTAAATATAAATATAACACGATAAGTAATTGATCGAATTACCATAATCAACAAGTATGGTCCGATTTAAAACTCTTTCAAAAAACGCTATAATGCCTATCAAGAGGTTCGTCAACGACGGTGATGTCGTGTGGGATTTATTTAATCCTACAAACGTCACTGTAGCCAGTAATGAGCGAAAAGTTGTATTTTTACATTTGCAAATAGAAACAACACCGTTCATCGACACTATCGCTATTGGCGCTGCGGTTTTCATACACATTCAACAGCCTAAAAATGCAATTTGTGATGTTTTAGAAAATGTTTTTGATTCACGTCAAAAGGGAGATATCAATGTAACATTAATAAATAAATCCCGAAAAACGTGTGCAATCGCCAAATATGAACGAGTGGCACAAATGAAATTAATCGTCGTGACGACAACCACATCACCATTACAACAACACCACCAACGTCAATTATTGTCGTCCTCGTCATCGTCTTCGTCGTCGTCGTCGTCGTCCTCGTCGTTCAAGTACACCGCCGTGGATGGAGTGTCGTGCTGTTTTAAAACCTCTTGTGTAGAGCAATTGGAAAAAAGTGGAATTGTAAAAACCGGTTATATGGATTTTGGGGATTTTTGTCAGGCCCATGGCGAGTTTAAAAAACATCCCAACTTTAAATCTTTCTACATTGTTTGGCTAATGATGCAGAAATTCAGCACAAACATTGTGTACGATCGCTTTCCCGGGTGGGCGCTCATCAACGATATGATTCTCAGCGGCGCCACAAACGACGAACAAAGGGCGGGATTTAAGCTGATGGCGCGTATTGGGCTAATGCATAAATGGAACATAATAGTGGTTTTGCCCGAACGCAAACAAGAAAAAAACGTGATTGACATTCTAAAACGACGACATCGCAAAACATCACCATCGACCGTCAAGAAGTGTGTCGAAGAGCAAATAAAAGTGTTTAGTGCGTTTGCCGATTATTTCAACTTGCCCACTGTACACGTTTCCTATGATGATCCCAAAAAATCTATTGAAAAAATTTGTAACGTTTTGCTAATGAATATGCTTTAATTAAATCGATCTTCATCGCATACAACTGTTTAAAATGATTATGATCATTGATGTGCACATTTTTATGTTAAAAAGTTTCAAATGAATAAATTGATCATGATCACCAATGTGTATATATTTTATGTTAAAAATAATTTTAAACGTAAAATGTATGCATGTTAACCAACATGTATTTTTTAACTCTAAAAATCAATTCAAAAAATACATGTTAACGATCATAATTAATTTTGTCGTTTGAAAAAATGAAACATTAAAATAAATATATAAGATAATTCTCATCTGTTTAACCATATAATATTATTGTCTACAATATTTACACCTATCCTTCATATCATTATGTCTAAACCTAATGTTTTAACTCAAATTTATGACGCCGTTTTACAAATAGACGCTAAAACGAACGCTCTTAAAACACAATTGACCGAGCTCGAAACTAAAGTAAAACCATTAGAAAATCTACCCACTCAACTGACCGGTTTGGACACTAAAGTGTCGGAAATTCAATCGATATTAACCATTGAATTGCCTCCCCTGCCCGTTTCCTTAAAATAATAAATCGATCGTTTTGTAGTACTCGTATGATTTACGAATGAAATAATAAAATGATATCATTAGAAAAATTGCAAACATCACAAGGAACATTAGTTCGCCGGGATGCAACATGAACGCCACAAACGACACACTCGCATTCAATGCAAACAGCCCACCCAGAGTGGCGCTGAATATATTCTTTTGTCCTATCATATATAAAAGGGTGTTTTGACGAAATGTGTATTGATAAAATTCGAGTCGAGTGTACAAAGAACTGGACGCGAGCGCCTCACCCACCAAGGTGAGTTCGTCGAAATCCTCGATCTGTTCACCTTGTTCCAAATTAAGCAGTTGACCATTGGAATTGACGTCGAGGGACGCGACATAATCTAACAAATGAAACAAAGATTGAAACGTGGCATCGTCGTCTGTCTCCACCATTTCGGCAAAAAATTCCGGCATAAATTCAACCATGTCACGCGCAATCTCCGCTCCATTATTATTATTATTTCTCAAACTGTCAAAGTAGGCTATGAGAAAGGTGCGCGACATGTCATCGGGAAATTCGCGAGGAAACATATTACTGTAGCCAAACGGATCCCACAAACCCAACACCAAATCGGTCAACGATAACAATATCAACACAATACCAATCACCGAACTCGCTTTGATGGCGATACGGGTGAGGGCGCGCGCCGTTGTAGTGAGCGTGCGAATCGCCAACGAGTTGAGAGTGTGCACCATGGCCGCTTTGTATGTTTCGCCCAGCATGCGCGTGGTGACGCGTCTCGTGGTGGTGAGCAACATTCGCTTCAACGCCGGTATTAGTGTGGTGTTGATGCGTTTCAAAATACTCTTTAAGCTGGTCATCAACAATTCGAAACCAATGTCGGTGGCGATGCCGAAAATGAGCGCGTAATCTTCTAAAAATTGCGATATTATCACATCTAAACTCTCATCGCTAACGCTCATCATCATCAAACGATCTACATCGGAAAACTTGGCGGTGCGCGTGTAACTATCGTTATAGCGACGAGTTTTATCGTCGTCTAAAACCTTTGTAGTGAACCCCCTTTCGGCGGTGTATGTCAATTGGAGAAGTGTAATATTGTCGTCGGCCACCAAACCCAACTCGTGTATGGTGGGATTTCGGTTGAAACGTTTCTCGTATTCTACGTTTATGGTGGGATCGCGCACGCTGCGCCACTCGTCGAGCACGGCTTGCGAATCGATCGTGGGTCGCGGAGGCAATACGGGAGATGGCGCGGTGTAATCAAACTCTCTCAATTCACTAAAAATATTGTTAGCCAGCAGTTTAAAAGTGATGAATATGGTGTCGCCCAATATGAAACCTATCAACGATTCCCACCATCGTTGCGAACACCCGCCGTTCATTAAGTGTCTGCCGAAACGCCGACAATACGCCTCGTTGAATTCACCCCTAAAACGTTCGGGAAAAATGGGATCGGGATCGGGTTTGACGTTGAAACCGGGCACATCGTCCACGCCGGCAATGATGTGTTCTTCGGTGCGCAAATAGGGGCTGTTGAAATACATTTTGGACAGTGTGTCGACTAAAATGCATCGATTCACTCCGTCCACATAGCGAAACTCCGCCGATTGCACTTCGTTGTCGGCGCCTTGACGCATCGCCGCCGCTCTATCCAAATGGTAGCACGCCGGTTGAGCGTAGGCCACGCTCGTCTCCGACGTTTGGGTGTACATAAACGGTGTGTTTCTGTCTATCACGCCCGTCTCGTGAAAAGGATAACAGCTCATACTTTCGCAGCCTCGTTTGCTAAATGTAAATTTGGTGGACACGGCTCGATCGGCCAAACGCGGCGGCACATAATAATCGATATCGCTGAACGCCGGTCTTAAGGTGTAATCAACGAGAATATGAGGAAATCGATTGCGCCACCGTGAAATAAACTCCAATCTATGCATATGCGTTGCGTAACGACTGGCGTTGGTTAAATCCACCGCCGTCAGCACAGACATGGTACACACAAATTGATTGATAGATTGATTAATTAAACAACAATATATACTTATACGATATAACAACAACAACAACAACAACAATTAATCATGTTTATGTGCATGTATTTTTTTATACAAATTTTTACGATTAAAAACACACGTCAACGAACGTGCATATATTTTGTGTTGTTTCAATGTAGATTGATCGAATTGATCGTGATCGTCAACATAAAGTTTTTACAACAATTTTAATTTAAGTTGACCGAATCGATCGTGATCGTCAACATAAATTACACACCAATGAATAAATTATTTTTTGTAATTAACAATACAAAATGTGTAGTAGTCAGTGATAATTGCAATGGCAAACAAAGCAAACGACAACACGTTCTACGACAAAGATGGAGCGCTTTGTCCAACAAAATTTTATAAATTTAACAATGAAACGTTTTACACAGTCGACGAGAACGATGTGTATAAACATCGTTTCACATTAGACGGTACATATCAAATGAGAGAACAAAAAAATAATCATCCACAATTGTTGGAAGAATTAGATCATTTTTGTGAGCACGCGGGACTATACTTTTGCAAGTGCATATATCAAGTGGGTAATGTTTTATTGAAAACGAACTCTCCTCACACTGAAAAGTGTATTCAACTTTTAATATATGCCACACACGAACGCGGATTGCCGTCTTTCGTTGATACCAGTGTACATTGTCGTGAACACGATTACACCGAAATTATTGGCCAATACAAAAATAAGCTATTTATATTGTACGGCCGGTATGTGTACGGACATTACATTCCATATGTGCAATTGATCAACGAAAATATTATACCTTTAAATAGATTCATTCCAACTGAATTGAATTCTCAAACAATTTCACCGTTGAACAAATTACATATTAATAAAAATAATGATAATTATGATAATAATAATGATGATGATAAAAATTTTATAATACCAATGATGTGTGATGATATAATTAGATTGCCCGACGTGAATAGAGTGCGACTTGAGAATTTTTTCCCTTCTGCCGACCTCTATACTTACAGTTGGGCTATTGTTGATAAAACGACAAACACATTGGAAGCGTTCAGTTTGTATCATTAAATAGATTATATAAAATGACATATAGTGTTTGATCGTGGTTTACACAAAGAAACCAACTTGTAACTCACGTTAATGTGATGACATTACCAAGATGATAAATAATGACATCATAATAAAACGATAAAGGCATGTTTAATAAAAAATGAATCATACGATAAATGAATCATACGATAATGAATCATACAATAATGATGTCATCACATTAAATTGTATTATAAAATAAAATATCTTTCTCGTTAAGCTAAACTGCTAGAAAATTCATATTGTTTGCATAAATGTTGGTCAGACAGAAAATACGTCTTGGCCCTTTCATCATTGTAAGCTATTATTTGACTGCATGTTAACTACTTGTCAGGTGTGGGGTTCGAACCCACGCTTCCTTTCGGGAACCAGATCTTAAGTCTGGCGCCTTAGACCACTTGGCCAACCTGACTTGTCTATAGTAACTAAAAATAATTGATTATTATTCACAAATGTAAAAAAAAATGATTCACCACTGTTTGATGAGAAATTGTATAAATAACATTATAATTGATAAATATACTATAAAAAAACTTTTAATTTTTCTTTATTTCATTGAATAACATTTAGATATTCATTAATGTCATAATACAAAATCATTTCATTCTTTGACTCGAATTTTTTTATGGCCGCCGGCACATACCCGTAAGCGTTGTAATCGCGCGGCGGCTTGTTGTTAGCGAACTGATAGCGACTTGTGAAACCGCATCGGGTACAATACAATATTGGATTTTTATAGTACATTTTTGTTTTTTTACATAAGTTACAATAGGCCGCCGCTCTCGGTTTGCACGGAAACGTAATCACACCGTCGGTGAACATGGCAAGTTGTGCGCACTTGGTTAAAACAATTTTAAAGGGAACCCCTTTGAGCCGTTGAAACGTTTTCGCTTCGATCGCTGTGGCCACCTCGCTCTCTCCGTCCACGAGAAAACAATTAATGTCGTCTACCGTCTCCGGGGTTCTGCACATTGTTCTGTAGCGTTGCAAACACATGTTGCCGTATTGTTCTTTGACCAAAGTGTTGTTTGTTAGCGTGCTAAAGTGCATACTCAAAATACGCTCTTTGGGCAATTTGTGTTGAGTCAAAAGGCGGCGCATTAACTTGCCCAAATCCCCGTCATGATGGTGCTCTACAATCGTTTCCGTATACAACGGGCTGTGATCCAAATTTAAAGGGAAAATGTATCGGTTAAAAAAACCATGTTTGGCCAACGCGTGCACGTCCAATAGACTTATTCTCGGATATATTTGGTACGATTTCAGTATGTCGTTAACTTTGCGATAACACAAATAACAAGTTATCTCAAACCTGCCGGGATCATACTGGGATTTGTTGGGAAACACTATTGCATACACCGTCCACTGGCGGGTGTTCTCTTTAAATTTATACTTGCACATGGTACAATACGAATCCATGATGTGTTCAAATTTTGATTTGAATATTGACAAATGTTTAGCAAATTTGCCCATCATTCGCATCTCTCGACTGTCCACAGTGCCCTGCACATATTTGGTGGAAAAGTGTAAAGTGGCGAACATGAGAGCGCGTTCGTTGTCGCTAAGAAAAAACTCGCGCCAATCGCGCACCACTTTTTTGTTTCCATTACTGGAAACGGTAGTAGCGCCCGTTCCTTTTTTTTCCAACAACAATCTATCTCCATATCCTGGCGAGGTGTAAAAATTGTGATAGGCAATAGGCGACGATGTTGATGTTGTCGAATTGTCACACCGTTGCTCTTTTTTATTATTCGCTAACATTATTATGTAGCGTCACATACACATACACTTCACAGTAACAACTTATACGTTTAGTCTGTATGTTTAGTCTGTTATTTTCCTTCTCTTATATAGCCCATTGGAGCATCATCATTGTGTTGTTTTTTTTTATTAAGTTAAGATTGGGGATAAAACCAAAAAAAAAAATGATAAATGATAGTTATATGCTAAATGTATCGTCGTTGTCGCTGCCGCCGCCGCCACCACCTTTGTCGTCGTCTACCATCCCAATTTTAGATGTGTTATGCAACGACAACAACAACAACAACAACAACAACAACAATAATAATTGTAGCAACAACAACACTAATATTAATGAGTTTAACGTAGAAAATTTTATTTTTACTCATTTATACACAAACGACATTCGAATCGATGCAAAAGCTCAAGAAAAAATACGTCGAGAAGCGTACAATTTAATTGATGAAAAACATTTGGAACTGTACAATAAACGTATATCGAATAAAATTTTAATATATCGCGACAACACCGAAAATAGTAATAGTAAAAACAATACTAATGACGACGCCAACAACAAAGATTTAATAATTGCAAACGACACCTGTTGTCACCATTATGTGCAAGAAGTCCAATGGGTAATAGAATGTATAAAAAAAATAGAAAACTCGTTATGTTGCACGGGACGAGCTAGTAGTGTATTAATTTTTTATCCCTATCTAAAACAAATGCGTAATGTGTTGTTGGTTTTAAAACAGAATTTCAATTGTTGTATCACAACTATAGAAAAAATGCAAACTTATGTGAACAATGTAGTATCACACTGTTTACTGTGCATGGAACAATTGAAGAGTGTTGTCAAAAGTTTGTATGTCATGAATGTGTTCATGGTGGACGACATTGTGATATACGAATGCGATGTGTGCAAAGAAATGTCCAACGATGTGAGGTTTCTCAAGCCCAAAGAGTGTTGCGATTTCTCCTTGTGCAACGGGTGTTGTGTGAAAATGTGGAAAACGGCGAGCACACACGCCAAGTGTCCCGCTTGCAGAACATCGTTTAAATCATCGTCAATTGTTTTAAATAAATAAATAAATTAAGAGAGGAGAGGCGCAATGAGCGGAAACCCTGCAGCACTAGTTTTGGAACGCGATCATTTCAAATATTTGTTTTTAACTTCGTATTTTGACTTAAAAGACTATGAACATGTTCCCGCGGAACCGATGGCGTTCATTCGCAACTATTTAGCGGGCAATTTCAACATAATCGATGATAATACATTAAAAAACTATTTGGGATATTTAAAAACCATACAATTGAAACACATAAATGCTCCCATTATAAACAACAACAGCAACATCATTACCACCACTACTACTCCTCCTACCACTACTACTCCTACTACCACCACTACCACCGTAACAGATGTGTACAAGTATGTAAAACCACAATTTAGATTTATGTGCGATCGTGCAACTATTGATATTTTAGAATTTGACCCTCGCATGTACATTCAACCGGGCGTGCACGTGTACGCCACCAATTTTTTCACCTCCAATCCCGCCAAATTGATGACATTTTTCTACGCCGAGTTTTCTAAAGTGAACAAAAACAAATTGTTTGTAAACACCAATTCAACGGGTTGCATTCTCACCGGCAATTCGGGATTTTTGTTCGACGATGCGTTTGTGGATTGGAGCGGTGTACGAATGTGCACCGCGCCTCGTCTCGAGAACAACGCGCATCCTTACCGTTTGTATTTGTTGGGCGACGAGATGGCCAATCATTTTATAAACAACAACATTTTACCACCGTTGCCGCCGTCTCGTTATAGAAAAACAACCACCACCACCACCACCACCACTATTGGAGGTAGTATCAACAATACATTGTTTATGTTGAAAAACTTTTACAAAGGTTTACCACTTTTCCGACTCAAGTATACAGTGGTGAATAGTACAAAAATGATCACTCGCAAACCCAACGAAGTGTTCAGCGAAATAGACAAAGAGCTCAACAACAACAGCCCCTTTATCAAGTTTATTCAGCGCGATTATATCTACGACGCCGCCAATTTTCCCAACGATCTATTGGACGTGCTCAACAATTATATGACAAAAAGTTCTATAATGAAAATAATAACAAAATTCATCGTGGAGGACACCGGTCGACCGGTGGGCGATGTGTCGCGCGAGATTATCATCGATCGGTACGCGGTCGATTGTTACAGAAAATTGTACATTAAAATGGAGTTGACCAACAACTTTCCCGTTATGTACGATCACGAATCGTCGTACATATTCGTGACCAAGGATTTTATGCAAATCAAAAATACAATGAATGCTTTTTACGCGCCCAAACACCGACTATTGGGTATATTGGCGGTGAATCGGCTATTCGGTGCGACGGAAACGCTCAATTTTCATCCCAATCTATTGGTGTACCGTCAAAGCTCACCGCCCATACGATTGACGAGCGGCGACGTATATCTTGTTGATAAGAATGAAAAAGTTTTTTTGGTAAAACATATATTTTCCAATACGGTGCCTGCATATCTTTTAATAAGAGGTGATTACGAAAGTTCGTCTGAATTGAGACCCCTTCGAGATTTAAATCCTTGGGTTCAAAATACAATTCTCCAATTGTTGGTGTCGGAAAATAATTCTCAAATTGTTGGTGTCGAAAACCGAGAATAAAAACAGTTTCTTTTTCCGCTTTTCATATTAATCAAAACAACAACAACAACAACAACAACAATGATCACATACGATCCGGCGACAGGCACCTCGACAAACACAGACACGGGAACGACCACATTTGGTTATTTAAATCGTCTCACACCCAACACCTTCTTGATGATTCTCACCGTTGTGGTGATTATTGCGTTGGTAATTATTTTCGCTCAATCGAGCAGCAACGGAAACGTGAGCGGCTCCCCGTCACCTAACAGTCCCGGCAGTCCGGCCCAACCCGCGCCCACCAACGCCATGTACACGAATCCTTTAAACGCAACAATGCGAGCCAATCCTTTCATCAACACACCCCAACGTCAAATGTTGTAAAAAATAGAGTAAGACAAACACAAAAGAGAATATATATATATAAAAGAAGTAAAAAAAAAAATAAACATGAAACGAGTCAAATGCAACAAAATTCGAACAGTGACAACGGTGGTAAATTGTGATGAGCAGCTTCAAAAAACCTACGATCTCACTCAGTTTGATATTAAAAATTTAAACAGCAGCGAAGTGCTCACAACTATTAAAATAAAACTAGCTTTGGCCAAGTACATGGCGATGATCAACACTCTCGAGCTCACGCAACCGCTGATGGAGATATTTAGAAATAAAACGGACACACGCCAAATTGCGGCCGTGGTGTTGGCCACGTTGGGTTTTATACACAATCGTTTCAATTCTTTGGTCACAAATTTCACCAACAAAATGGAGTTTGTCGTGACAGAAACCAACGATTTAAGTATACCCGGCGAACCCATATTGTTTGCGGAAAACGAAAACGGCGTGTTCCTGTGCTCCATCGATAGACCGTCTATTGTGAAAATGTTAAGTAGAAACTTCGATACAGACTCGCATATAGAATACGGAGCCAAGGAGAATAACAACATAAAAATTGCCAAAACTCTGGGTGCCATTAAACCACAAAAACGTGGTAGTGGCGGTGGTGGCGGCGGTGGCGATGGTGGTCGTGGTGGCGGCGGCGGCGGCAATTACGATGATTATGTATATGATTTTAATTTAAACGAAACTCTAGTGACTCAATATTTAACGTTGCTTCTTATCGCCGAACATGCATACCTTCATTATTATATATTTAAAAATTATGGTTCGTTCGACTACGCCAAATCGCTGCTTGACCATTCTCTGTTCATGAACAAATTGCGCTCCACCATGGACACGAGATCGCGCAATTTACTTTTAAGCCAATTTCAGTTTACCATAGAGGACTTTGACAAAATAAACACCAACTCCATTGTGGCAGGATTCAATATTTTACCCATAAATAAATTTGATTAAATGATTTTATTAATTTTATTTTTACTATTATTAAAAGTGATAATTTTTAAAAGGGTCAATCAAATGCACATGAACGCGCACACAACTCGTTTGTGTCCCAAAGGATATTTCGGTTTGAGCGTCGATCCGTACGATTGTTCGGCATATTACATGTGTCCCCATCAAATTCAATTGTTCTGTGAACCAAATCATGAATTTGATCTAGACACGGCCAGCTGCCGACCTATCGAGTTCAACGGTGACGGTTGTACGGCTAAATTGTATCGCAATTTATTATTATAAATAATATCATCGATAATGATGTCATCATCACTATTCATGATTTACAAGTTTGTTTCATTGTGTAAATCATAATTGTATATAGCTCTAACACAATGTATGAATATATTTTAGTTAGTTACTATAAAAATATAAATAATACACACACATATATATACACAAAAGATATTTATTTATTTATTTATTAGTTAATATTAACAATGTGAGGCATAGCCAAAGCGACAATCAGTCCCGACAATATACCCGTTGTCCTAATAGCGGCCCCAATCATGTTGCCCATTTTTATTGATTCAATATCGGTGTATCGTTTAGATATGTATTTTAAAGCCAACGCACTAAAGTGTCCCGATGTGAATCCAAACAAAAAACACATAAACATGTAAGCATAATCGTTGGCAAACCAAACGGGTAGTGTGCGCGGTAAATAGTTGCTCATTAGAAAATAGGGAATAAACAACAAACGCAAAGTGACAAACCATTTTAGCGAATCGCTCGTAACAAGGGCACAATAGAAAGCTAGAAAACTGCCCAAAGCTGCGCTACTATTGAACAAGAGAAAAGTGGCGAGTAACGTAAAATTGGTTAATCCGTTGACGCTCTGTACGCGCGCCATCACAGCGGGAAACAGGGATAAAGTAACAAAAAATATCATGAACACATTGTACAATTGTGTTTTGCATTGACACATTATATCCATTCTATTTATTGATGATGATGATGATGATGATAATGGTGACGATGATGTTACAATTTGTTCGGGCTTTGTATTATTTATAAAATTTATAGTAATCAAATTTGTCACAATTACAACAATGGCAAAACTAAAGTATATAACACTATCGATGGTAATCTGTCCCACGGATATTAAACCCACTAAACTCACTAAAATTCCACACAAATTGCTGCCAAACACAACGGCGTTGACCATGTTCAGAGAAGCGGCAATTCCGAATACGCAATTCGCGTACAACGCATTCAATATATTTAGTATCACCACACTGGCCACGGTTATTCCAAAGAACAGTGTTTCTTCAACGTCAATAAATACAAGAGCGATGGTAAGCGCAAATACGAGTAATTGCGCCGCGAGCGTACACACAATACGTTTGGACAAATTCCTATTGTCGAACACGACAAATACATTGATCCAATTGAACAGACAATTGGGTATTTGGGCGGCCCAACCGATGTAAATCAAATAAAAGTAACTCAAAGAAGGAGCGTTTGCAAGTCGTTGGGTAAAATAATTCACCGCGGTAATGAACATATTCCATGCCATCAAAATGCCCACTCCTTGCACAACAATAGATGTTTGCAATAAAAAACGATGCATCGTGTGTGTGTTTGCGTTTCTCAATACAATAACACAAATAAAAAAATAAAACATTTTATATAATGATAGATAGCACACATGTTATCTTTTCAGATAATATTATCTGAAAAGATAATATGTATATTAATCTATGATGAGTATATAAAGCGGGTGTAATAAATGAAATATAATCACAAAGAATGAAATATAATCACAAAGAATTAAATTATAACAATGTCTCTTTACGATATTCTCGGTGCGCACATTGCATATTATTTTCCCGACGATGATGATAGTAACAACAACAATTATAACTATAACAATAACCATATTATTAATGATGATGATAATGATAATATTGATATTGCCGCAATATATTATGAGGATAATAATATTGATGACGGTGACAACGGTGACAAATTTATTTTTACAACAACCATCACAGTTGATAATAAAAAAGAAAAAGGGTGGTGGTGGTATTGCGTTAATTTGATACACAAATACATCGACAAAAACGATTGTAATGTTGAAAATCTAGTGTATTTTATAAATGATAATGTTATAACTAATGAATACAATTTGCACAATATAGTTGTGCAATTCGATTGTGTTACTAATAATTACTTTATGTATCCGCCGAAAACTTGTCATATTTGTTCTAAATGTTTGGGCGTTGACTGTAAACATTATAAACTTTTTATGTTTGAATTTGTTAATTTTTTAAACAAACAACACAAACAATCTATCGAATGTGTATATTTTTGTGTTAATACAAATAAATAAGAGAAAGAGTGTTCGCTATTAATTATTATGAGTTTTTTTTCTAATTTGCGCAGAGTCAATAGAGTTTATCCCAATAGCCATTCGTTTATTGGGACCGATAATATAAATCTATTGAACAGTACACCGGCGGGTTTTACAAATGTATTGTCGGCGCCGAGCGTTCGCCAAATCGGTCCCGATCGATTCGTGCCCGGCTACACTTTGTCCAACAATCAATTCATCAGTACGGCCGACATAAATCGTATTATGCGCAACAACGATGTGCCCAACATTCGCACCGTTTTCCAGGGCATCACCATTCCCCAATTGGACGGTTTGACGCGGCTACGTCAAATGGACAACGTTCCCGACTCGGCTTTTCACAGTAGACAAATGCGAAAAAATGCCATCCAACAAAACCACCCTTCCACCAACACGCGCACTCCCGAAGGAGTAGAGCAAGCGCTACAACAAAATCCACGATTCAATCAATACATGTTGGGTTTGAAAAGGGCCGGCGTGGCGGTGGCGCTTGCCGCAGGGGGATACTTGATTTTTAGCGCCGCCACGCTAGTGCAAGACATCATAAACGCTCTCAATCGTACGGGGGGCAGTTTTCATGTTATCGGCACCGATCGCGGCGAACGTTCTGAAATGTGTTTACTTATGCACCGAACGTGTCGCATGGATCCAAATACAACGGAGACGGGAGTGCGCGTGTGCGATCGCGATCCTTTGCTCCTCAACGATCTTGAACAATTGACGGGTATATGTCGGGGATTCAATTATGAAGTTGAAGGTACCGTGTGTCGCGCCAGCGATCCCAGTGCCGATCCAGACTCGCCACAATATGTAGACATTTCCGATTTACCACCCGGTCAAACGCTCATGTGCATCGAACCCTACAATTTGGCCGATCTAATTGGCGATCTAGGGTTGGACGGACTGTTGGGACAGGAAGGATTGATTCAAAAATCAAAAAATAGCAGTACCAGTGTTAGCGATAAATTGTTACCTATTCTGTTGATGTTGGGAGCAATCGTTATCATCGGATTAATATTATATTTTTTATTTAAATTTGTCATATTAAAAGGTGTTAGAAGAGACAATAACAGATAAAAAAAATTAATATATCATATATCAATGATGAGTTTTTATTATTTTATATACACACGGTAAATTACGTTCAACAAAAGTAATACTAACACTTAGAGCTACTACATTTTGTACAATTAAAGCGACAATTTTAATCAATTTGTTGTGAGCGCTGTTGCTCTCCCGTCTGTTGGCTTTTTCAATAAAAAACATGTGATGCACCACACCTTCTTTTTCGCTAAATTTGTGTGCCATTTGGAGAGCGTCCAAATTTTTTATCTCCGGCAAAATCCAAAAATATTCCTTTTCCCTTTTCACAATGGTCAAACGCTCTTCGTTTTTAAACGTCAAAACAATAAAATTGTGAGCGTCCGGCAAAGATTCGTTCTGAGTTAAATACTGCTCCACAAGATATGCGCTGCCGTCCTCTTTTTTCACCTTTTTCAAATTACTGTCGGTCGTTTTATATAACAAACCGGCAATACTGTTGTATTTTATTGTCAAACTACATTTGCCCAATGTCGCCGTCAACTCGTCCATTGGAGTTTCACTTGGGGCCGGAGCCATTTTAAATTTCATTCCTTCAGAGTGTTTCAGAATTTGTTTAATGTACGGCGAGACGACAAACGTTGATTTCTTTTCGTTCTCCGACATTATCATTGTCATGGTGTTGGCGGCGGTGGTGGCGGTTGTCGTCGATTCTATTACCGTTGGCGTCGCCGCCGCCGTTCGACTCAACATAATGGGCAATGTGAATAACGATCGGTCCATAAACATGTCGTACATTTTTTTCAACATAAATCCAGTTTTATTCTCGCCCATACATTGCATCATAGTCACCATTTTAGTTTGGCAATAATAGAGATCTAAATTGAAGCGAACGGTGAGTTCGCGTTTAAAATTAAAACTATACACTTCCATAAAATAGCACTTTTTTAATACATTCCTTTTTGCCTCCTCGTCAAAATCCTCCGAGGGTGGAATGTGTATGCCACACTCTTTGATCAAATCATACGATATCATAAAACGCACTCGATCAAACGTCACTATGAACACTCGCGTGTCCACCATATAATAATTGGCCGTGTATTCGTGTGCTACGTTGACCACATATTTGGCAAAAATAATTTCAAATTTTTTCGTCGATCCCGCAGCGGCGGTCGCTCGTTTCACAACAAACATATAATATCCCGTTTCTGTGATGTGCTCCACAAAACGGCCACAGCTCATGCTGTTATTGCCGTCATCTTCAAATTGTTGCAAATACGGTGTAAAATCATGGGAAAAATACTGATTGATGTTAAACGAAGAGGCAATAGTGGAAATTATGTTTTTTTCGGAACGCATTAACGCCTGTTCATAACTCACATCGCTATTAATCATGGTTTTTTTATATTTTTGTCTATTTTTCCTGTTAATTTCATATTTACGTTTTCTTCCATTAACATTATTATCATCGTCATTATTATCATTATCATCATCATCGTTACTGTTGTTGTTGTTGTTGTTGTTGTTGTTGTCCTCGTTATTAGTTTGTTGTTCTTTATTTTGCTCCAAACATCTCAATTCATTTTTTACATTATAATTCAGCAGTTCAGTGTGCTTCATCACTGCGTTAATTGTATTTAGTTCACTTGAATTTGTAGGCATTAAACTGTTCAATATATTAGAATCTACAGACGGCATGTCCACAAAAAGTGTCGACGACGATAGACGTGGCGGTGGCGGCGGCGGCAATTGTTGTGACGATGATGATGATGACAATGACACTCGTTCTTGTCTTGTTTCTGTAAACAACAACGACAATGTATCGCTTGGTTCGGGATCAGAAGTAGTTTCTTCAATACGGTCAGTGTTGTATTGATACTGATGATGATATTGTTCGTCTCTGTTTTCATTTTCATAAGCTATTTGTTGTAAAGGTGAAGGTATATACGAGTTCAAAAAATCGGCGGCGGCACTGACGTTGCTAAACGACGATCGAGTAGGTGTCGCGCCGCTATTTTTAAACATTGTCAAATTACAAATGTTGTCGTTCATTTTACTGAACTTGTTCGCGACACTGTTGAAGGATAACTAAATTTATTCACGACATGAACGTTTATTTATACCAACCCGATGGCGGACATGATGATAACATTATCAATTTTATTATCCCACATAAAACAAATGCGGTTATTATGTACATTTTTAAATTAATCATTAGCAACGATACCGTTTATCGGCCGGATACAATGCCGCCGCCGCCGTTGCCACCCGATAAAACCACATTGATAAGCGGCTACGAAAGCAACCGATCTATTAGCATCAATTTGAGGGCGTTAATGTCACCTTGGAACAATAATAGTGCCGCCGAAACACGAAATGCATACGTAATAAGTTGTGTGCGAGCACCTCATATTTATTGCGATCTGTTTGTCCACAACAAATATACATCGTCTCTGGGATTTGTGGTGGCGCGCACCGCAAACGAAACACAAATATGGCATTTATTGTCCGTGCAAAAAAATGTGGAAGCTAAATATACACGCTCTATTAAAGGTTTACGTGTACACAACAACGGAGGTGATGATCTATTTTATCCTAAGGAATTAATCGTCATGTCTGGTAATGTGTCGGCGCATTTTTATAAAAATCTCCAAAAATGTCATGTCAATTTAAAAGATATAAAAATCATACAAATTTTATATCCCGACATATGCGTTGATGATCACAGTGTTGTTCAATTGGAATAAAAAAACAGAAGATTGATTATATATTTTATTTAAAAAAGATTGATTATTTATATACATATTTAAAAAATAGAAAAGAATATATTTTATTTATATACATATCTTGCAATTCTTATTATAGGCGTGTACTGCTCATATGTGTTTATACCCATGTTTATGATTGTTTTTTCATCATAAATTATACTCAACGAAATATTATAATATGTATTTTGTTTATTTTTATCCACAATACCACGACGTCGCATTTTATCCACAATAGCTTCACAAACTTTTTGTTTGACACTGTATCCCCTTTTCCGTCTACCCAAATAATCCATTATGTCGTCATTTATGTCATCATAATTATTTTTTTGTTTTCTTATCACAATTTTAAATGTGCTCGGCGCTAAATATTCGGCACGCGAACGAACAGCATAATTTAAATCGTGTTCGTACAAAAATTCTTCATCATCACTCACATGATTGTCGCTTCTTCGTATTTTTCTTCTTTTGTTAATACAATACACTTTATTCTCGTAAGCAATAGTAAAACGTGCTAGTTGCCACATTGAAGGTAAATAGTATTTTAAAAATTTAAACTTTTTACATCCCAACAACTCTTGTCGAACATATTTTGGTAGGCAGGTGTGAAAAAATTTCATGGGTTTTTCTGCGGCACACAAAGCCACAATATATGGAGCTGTTACGTTGTCGTCGTCGTCTATACCGGCGATGTATTGCAAAAAATGTACGTCTTTATTGGGATCATAATCAAAAGGTGCAATGTTAAAATAAGCTTTGCGGTGATTTTTATCAAACAACAATTGTTTATGTACACGAGGTGATATTTGACCCAAAACTTTTGCACACGTCACAGGATCAATATATAATAATATTTTTTCCATTATTTCTAACGGCAAATGAGGCAACGGCGACAACGACGTCGTCGTGGTAATTAATCGTTTGATACTGTTGTTATTTTTTTCTACACACTTTCGTTTCATTTTGATCGACACCATCTACTAATAGTTCACAGCGGTTAACCAGCGCTCACTATATATATATATTATTAAACTCAATCTCAAAGCTCAAAGATAAATTAGATAAAAAATAAAAAAATACTCGATAAAGATAAACCATATTCGATAAGATAATCGTGTTTTACACAAAGAAACAAACTTGTATAGCACAATTAATTGGTGACATCATTTTATAAATATATTAATTGGTGACATCATTTTATAAATATAATGATATCATTTTATATTCCAATAAAAAGTGATAAATTTAATTGTGCTATAATTTAATTGTGCTATACAAGTTTGTTTCTTCGTGTAAAACACGATTGATTTATAACTTAGCTACATCGTGTCATACGAATGAAAAAATAAAACAAAAAGTTGTTAAATAAAACAATTAATTTTATTTATTTTGCATTTTTTTTAGTATTAGTTGTTAAATAAAACAAATAATTTTATTTATTTTGCATTTTTTTTAGTATTTTCTCCAAACTATTAAATTTTAATTCCGACTCCTTGGTTTGCTTTTCCAATTGAGTTTGCAATTCACTGTTGCTTTTTATCAGGTCTTTATTTTCTTTTCGCATCTGCTCAATGTCTTGCTCTTGCAACGTTTGCAATTGTTTAGACATGACCAAATCAGTTTTAAGCATAGTGACTGTATGTTCTAGATTATTGATCTTGGCGCGATACTCGCGTTCTGCCGTTTCCAACTCTTTAACTTTAGACCAAACATCGTCGCGAGGATTGTTGACGGTGTTATGTTCTAACAGCGCACTCCAATGTTGATCCATTTCGCGAACGCTCTTATGATTTTTTCTCACAACGCTCAACTCAAACGTTGACACACCACTGTGCGCCAATACACGCCCTTGGGTGGAAATTTGACAAAATGGACATTTGTAGCATATCCCTTGGGTGGAGGACAAACGTATGTAGCATTTAAAACAAACCGAATGAGAACACGTCGATGGTGTGACGAATGAAGACGTGGTGTTTTTTATATCCACAACGGTTTCGTAGCACAAATTGCAAGTCAATTTGATTTCTCGTTGCTGCTGCTGCTGCTGCTGCTGCTGCTGTTGATCACTATTGTCGTTTTCATTATTATTGAGCATACGCTCTTGTTCGTATTCAATTATTTCATTATCATCAAATCTTTGTCCTGCGTACATTAATTCATCGTTAATTTGATTGTATTGACTGTGTTGAATATCATTCTCTTCTTCCACAATAATAACACTATTATTGCTAGCAGTGTTGTTTGCACGATAAATTGCATCTTCTCCGTTCGGCCCGACTGCCCCGTAAAAACGTTCAATATTATTTAGATTTGAAAGCGGCGACGGTTCATAATCTGGCGATGGTCCATCATCTTCATTTGGTCCTCCAAAAATGGGTGGTCTATTATCTTCAAAAATAATACGACCGCTATTTGAAAAAATAATATGATCACCATTTAAAAGCGACGGCGATTGCTGAGATTGTTGCTGCTGCTGTTGTTGTTGTTGTTGTTGTTGTTGTTGTTGTTGTTCTTGTTGTTGTTCATTTTCTTCGTACGGCGAAAACCTTAAACGACGACGCAACGAAAGTCTGTTAGTGCGACACTGTTGATTATTCATATCGTGGGCTGGTGTGTTCACTGTAACAGTGTTAAACGAACTGTGATTACAAGTTGCAATAAGCCTGTTTATATACTGTAATCAAGGGGGAGAGGGATTGATAACGAACTTTTTTGTATTACAAAAAAGTTGAGTGGGGCGTAGTATATCGGGAGCATATTGTACAGTGTAGACTATGTAAATAAAATAGTCTACGATTCATAGAGTTTGTACT